TTGTGAATATTCGCGTATAGACCGTCACTCATATTTAGCACTCTTCTTGCCCTTACACTTCCACCGCTTTCGTGACAGGCGTAGCGGGCTGTTGGGATTCTTTGCGGCCTTTGGATGATCTTTCATCTGGCCGGCTGACCGGGCGCAATATGCGTCGCCCTTCTTTGTTCCTGGCTTTACTCGTGAACCGCCACCCTTTGCTTTTCCAGCCTGGCCATAAGAAACCTTCTTGCCGGATGCGGTGACCTTTACTTTAGCCTTGCCTTTACTTGGTTTTGCCATAAAGAATCAGGGGGCCGGAGCCCCCATCCTCCGTAGTGTTACTTTCCGTAACCCTGGCCCGCAAACAGCGGGTTGAAGGTCGCGTACGCCGGCAAGAGATCGAAACGAATCTTTTGCGTGTTCGCGTCACCGTCTGCGTACTTAGATACACGGATGCTCATGCCATCGCTGGTAGTCGCAATTGTATCTGTAGAGTACAGCTTAGGTAGCTTAACAGTTCCGAGACCAAACGCTTGCTTGGTAAAGAACATATTAGGCTGGTACAGAGTTGAAGCAGCACCAAGGATAGTCACAACCGCGCCAGAAGCAGGAGCTGCGTCTACGTTGTTGTACTGACCGTTAGTCTCGTGGATAGCCGCACCTGAGACAACAATAGTCGCAGCGTTGCCAGAGATAGTCACATCCGCTACTACAGTACCTGTCCAAGGCACTTGTGCGCCAGCGCTATCAAGGATCGCTTCACGAGTAGCTACGTTGAGACGATTAACGCCCGCAATAGTTACCTGGTCGCCAGCTTTGATAGTACCAGTACCCAGACCGGCCAGAACAAGAGTCTGCTGCATAGTGTCCTTTGCCGCAACATAAGTGGCGTTAGGAGCACCGTTCAAAGTACCTGCACGATCAGTTGTTGAACCTGAAGTGTAGCTGCTTAGAGCGTTAGACGTTAAAGCCATCATGCCACCAAAGTTCTGGCTGATTTGCGCTTTTTCCCATGCTGTACGAACAAGGCCGTCAGACGCGTTCAGACCGTTCTGAGCTGAAGATAGCGCAGTAGTCGTGAACGGGTTCATCAGGTAGTACTTCTCGTCTGACATTGGAACGCCGACAGAATCCATCAGTGCACCAGCACCAGCTACGTCTGACCATGCGTCTACCGCAGTACCGCGATCACCGTAGTTCAAGGCTGCGTTCTCACGCATATAGCGACCGAGGTCCAGCTCCAGGTCAGTCACAATGCGACGGGCCATAGGCTCAAGGATCTGATCGAGTTGGTCTAGCTCAAGAGCTTCCTCAACATTGCCCCACTCAGTGGCCGCTGTGAAGTAGTCCTGGACCGTACCAGTTGCCTTACCTGCAATGATGTCCGACTTATCTGCACCAGAGATGTCACCACCAGAAGTACGGATAGAGTTATAGTCGTGCGGACGCTTAAAGTCGACGTTAGAACCGCTTGAAGGGTTGAACTTGCCGCTCAGGAGCTGCGTGTTTACTGTCTTTGTTACTACCCGTGATGCTTCAAAAGCATCAAGAAAGACGCGAGCGACTTTCCGGGTGACGTTACTATTTAAATTATTAGCCATCTTGGATCACCTTCCTATTCAAATGTAGCGCCTTGAGGGCCCTTAGGTTTGGGGGCACTTCCAGCGCTATGGGGCTGCTCCAGGGGATCCGGAGCGTTATTTACCTTGGGTTTAAGCGATGCAGCTTTCTGCTTAATTTCTGTTGCTATCCTTACTGCTGCTTGAGCTGGCGGCAAGTATCGCAACGAGTCAAGCTCTAACGGGTTTTTAGCAAGATACTTAGTGATCAAGGGGCCTTCGTTCTCTTCAAGAATTATATTCACAAGAGATTCGTCGATCCCAAACTGCGCTACCGCGTTACCTGCTTCCTGTAACTGCTCCGGCGTTATGCCGAATTTAGTTGCCCTGTCAGAGTAGGACTTAACCTTACTGGTCATTTCCTCCTGCTGCTTTTGCCATTCCTGCTGCTTTAGCGCTTGCTGTTGCTGCTGGACGGCTTGCTGCTGCATATCGTATTCCGCAGCGGCTCTCAGCGCCTGGTCTCGTCTTGCCAGGCTCTGTCTATACTCTTCATCTGAGAGTCTAAACGGATCTGGCAGGTCGGGGACCTTTGGCGCCTGACGTTCTCCAAGCTTGGCCTGTAACTCATCTAACTGCTTTTTCAGCGACTCGGCTTCGCGCTCCTTTTCTCGAAGCTTGAAAACCTTCTTGCCGACTGCATCGTTAAATACACGCTGCTGCTCTTCATCGAACTTGATTTCTTTCTCTGGGGTCTTCCCCGCCTCCGGTGCTGAATCGGTACTCTGTTCCTCAACAGAATCTTCAGTTTCTTCTACCTCCGTCTCCGTGGTTACGTCTTCCTCGGATTCGTACTCGTAGTTGTCTTCTGGTTGCAGCTCGCTCATATTGTGCCCTTTAAAGGTAAATAGCCCAGAGAAGGTCTGGTGGCCTGTTGGTGATTATATCATAAAGAGGTTAAAATCAACAAAATTAAGTTAATTGAACCGCTGGTGATTTATGAGTGACTTGTATGATGTATTTGAAACAGATGACCCAGAGCAGATGCACGACATTCTGTTTGATGTGATAGGGCAGCTAATAGAGGCTGACAGGGCCGGAGATGGCCCTATCATTGAGGAGTTGTGGGATAAGCTAGATGATATGGTTACAGAGCTGGTTGGGGCTGTTTAGACTATCCCTCGCAACGCACTGGTAGTGCCAACGCTAGAGAGTAGGTCTGCGCTGTCCATCTTGGCTGGGTCGAACTCGGCGTTGATTGAGCGTACTCTTGTGGGGTCTAAAAATATCTTATGCTTAGTGCCTTTATCTACATCCATGCCACGGAATATGTCGGCTTCATGAATAATTGTGTCATATCCAGAATCTTGAATTGCTTGTCTGAATACGTCATTAGATATGAGATTTCCTGCGTCATCTTCTGGGTATATTTCTGCCTGCCTAAAAATCTCATCTAATCTATTTGCGCTAATTCCACCATCATACGCCTCTTCCAAAATGCTGCTTTGCAATGTTGCAAAATCATCTTGGCTCAACGATGAATTGCTACGAAGGCTTTTTAAAAAGTCCACTAACTCACCTTCTGGCTCAAAGTCATACGCAGCTTCTTGAGCAAGCTCATAAGCCACATCCATATCACCATCAGCTTCGTCCAGATAGTCTTCTGGATTTAGCTCAGGCTGCTCGTACCGCAGGAAGGTATCGCCATCGTTAGATATGTCAAATGCTTTAGTAGTCCTGCCCATCAATGGATAAACAACACCCTCATTACCACCTTTTAGCTCTTCTCTCGCAGTATTCATTGCTTTGTCTGGAGAAACACCTTCGCCCTCTAATTGTTCTGCTCGTCTTTGCAGTCGATTAGTTAAATCAGGCCCTTCGCCTGCGTAATGGTCAGAAGCATCTCTAGGCGAAGTTGTGCTATAAAATCCTCTTCCGAAGTGGCTTTCAGGATTCATTCCATTTAAATCTATCCGCTCAATATCATAAGTGCTTCCGTGATATATAGGCTCGTAGCCTTGTTCTTCGGCTCTTTTCATCCTTATTTCTGGGCCAATCTCTAAGCCACGCAACGCAGACTTAACACCTTTAGCCGCAAAATCCCCAATGATAGGCAACGCACCAACAGCCGCAGCAGCAGTATTAATACCAGTGCCTACCATGTCGCCTTGGTTGTACGAAGTGCGTATATCGCCAACCCCTACCGCGTCACCAATAATCGGCGTGAAGTCTATAGCTGTCTCAATGCCCTCTCCAGCGTTGATAAGCCCTTGCCTGTAGCCGCCGCCTATGCCGCTGTCGTCAATCCACTCGCGCAGCTTGCTGCCTATCGTGGCCCTGAAGTTAGGGTTAAACGGGTTGATAGACGGCGAGAAGGGCTTCATCTCTGCGCCTTTCCACGGTATGCCCATGGAGTCTAACTGCTCCTGAGCGAGCTCCTGATTGGTCTTAGCCACCGGTAGCGATCCTCATTAAGTCATTTACACCCATTGCCTTCATTCGGGCCTTGCGTTCCTGCTCATCCATAAGGTCCGTCATCTTAGCCTGGTTGTCTAGCTGATCGCCAAATGACTGGATTTCGGTGCGGTCAATGGTTGCGCCGGCTTGCTGAGCTTTAACCTCAGAATCAATGCGTTTGGTTTCCGCATTAAATGCGTCGATTTGATTATCAGCCTGGTCACCCATAATCTGAGACTGTAGCTTCTGAGCTTCGAGCTGTAGCTTCATCTGCTCATTTTGAAGCTTTGCCTGGTCTATCTGAGCCTTAAGCATTTCTGCTTGAGCCTTCATGCCTTCTGCCTGAGCCATAACCATTGCCGCATCGGGCTGCTGCTGACCTTGAGCCGCTTGCATCTGCGCTTGCTGGAGCTCGGCCATCTCTTCCTCGGTTAGCTGCTTCATAGGGATCAAGCCCTGCTGAATCATCTGGGCCCGCTTGCGTTCTGCGATCTGGCCTGCCGCTGGGGTAGCTACGCTTTGCAATAGTAGGTCGCCGGCGATCTGCATCAGCGACGGGTCTATCTGCGCTAGATTAGTGATTGCCTCTACAGTCTCTTGCTGGCGATTCTTGTAGCTTGGGCCTGCCTTGCATACTACGTCGTAGACGCCAACACTAAGGTCGTTTATCACCACAATCTCACCGGTAGCGTTATCAACCGCTTTCTGGTTAATGTCCGCCATGTCATAGGACTCGTCTTCCTTGAGAACACGAATAGTCCGCTCGGTATCGTATACTTTGGGGATAGCGTCTTTAATAAGCTGCCCGGTAGCCTGTATAGCGATTTCCATTGACCGGCTGTACTTGAGAGTACCGTTATCGCCTTTGTCTTGTAGCTGGCGTATAGCGACGCCTGACTGAGCGTTAGGGTTGTCGCCCATGTTGGCTGCAAACATACCAGCCGTGGCGTTGATCATGCCCTGCATTGCCTGAGCAACAGTGCGCAGACCTGCGTTGATCTGGGCTCCGCCGTTCTGCTGTGGGACCGATGGGAACTCAGGGTCAGCGTTGAAGAACTGCACCGGATCATTGTTTGTGTTTAGAGTGCGTAGCTGGTCCTCGTGCCCTAATGCTTGGGCAGGGGTCATCCAGTACTTAGCCCGTGGCGCCAGAGCTCCCTCTTCGATCTCACGGCTCATCGCATAGTTCAGGACGCGCTGCGGATCTAGTAGCTTCTCAACCACGCCCCA